ATGGGACGACCCTCAGCGTTGCGCGAAGCATCAGCCGACAGACGGTCGCAGGAGCAGTCGATCCTCGCCGCGGCGAAGCACGGTCCGTTACAGTCGCTCACCGAACGTGAGCTCGAGGTGCGTGGCCAGCCCCTCACCATCTACCCGTGGAACGCCCAACGGCGCGTGAAAGCCTGGGTGCGGTTCGGGCCCGAAGCGATCCGAGTCGACGCGAAGATCGTCCGCTCCACCCCGATCGCTGCCGGCATCGAGTTCAAAGCCGATGGGCAGACGTACCGGTGTTGGGTGTGGGGTAACGCCGTCCAGCTCGCTGAGTGAGATTTGTTTCCTGGCTTATGCTCTTAGACGGCCGGAAGCCCCGACGGTCGGTCGGGGCTTCCGGGTGCGCTGCCACTCGCGCTCTCACGCCCCGTGGTGGGGCGCTTGCGGGACTTGAACCCGCACCTTTGGTTCCTGCGCAGTTGCGCGGGAGAAGAATCACCGCCAGGTTAACATGCATGTCCGCTCACCCGTCTGAGGTCATCCTCCCCCGCGATATCAGCGACTGGGTATTCGTCGAGTCGTTCCGCGACCTGGAACGACGATGCTCGCTGGGTCTCCCGTCATCGAGGTACGAACTTCTCGGCATCTCCGCACTTCTCAGGCGCTTGCTCGTCGACAAGCAACCTCTGCTGCATACAGTGAACGCCTCTCGACACCGCAAGATCGAATTCCGCTTCAGAGAAGCAGAGATGATGCAAGCGATGGACAGGGCGGATTTCGATACTTGGATGGTGCCCTTGTACGCGGCGTCTGGTGACGCCTTCTCCGACCCGTCTGCTCCCGCGCGGCCCCTGGCTGCCTTCTTCCGGGCGACAGTGGGAGAGGTCGCTCGCGAGCCGGTTGCGGTACTTGACCTGGTGAAGTACTTCGCTCATGTCGAAGGAGGTGTGCACCGCTTCCCTCCGACGACGGAGTTCGAGACCTTGATGGCGGGGATGGTGACCGCGATACCTGCGACAGGTTGGGCTTGGCTTAGTACCCTCCGGGCGGTCGGTGCCGTCACTGTTGAGGCGCTCAGAGCGCTGGCCACCGAGGTTGCCGCCACGATCCCGCCTGAGCAGGGGCCCGTCTCGCTCTCAGTCATGTGTATCTCCACCGACCCGGATGGTTTCACCCATGACTTGTCGCGGTATCGGTCGACCTGATCGCGAAAACGCCCCCCACCCTCCACAACGGGGAGCATGAGGGGCGTTTCAGCTGCAGCACGTGGTCAGTAGCTCTGCGGGGACGTGCGCTGCTCGATCGCAGTCGCGGTGCTCTTCGTCACCATGGCGTAGGAGGCCTGGGCGACGACGATCGCGAGCAGCACGAGCACGGGCCAAGCGGGGACGGTGTCGCCGGTGTAGACATAGTAGAACGCGAGAACGATCGCAGTGAGCACGACCGCGACGACCACCGCAGCGACCTTCTTGAGCGTCGGCGACCAGGACGGCCGCTGGATGAGCGCCTGCACGTACGGGGCGAGCAGTGCCAGCAGCACGAGCACGCCGGCGGGGATGGTGGGCAGTTCGATGTTCATGAGGATGATTCCTTCCGGGCGCGGCGCACCCAGTGCGGGGGGATGGTGTCTTCGATGAGGGCGATGTCGGACGGGTCCAGATCAGGGCCCGTGTCGGTCGGCCACTGGCGGGCGATCGCTCGGAGGATGCGCGCGAACGCCGACGACTTCAGCCGGTCCTTCTCCGTGAGCTCGGCGACCGCGCTCTTCAGCGTCCCGATCTCCGCCCATGCACCCTCGAGCTGCTCGGCCACGCGAGCATCGATCCGCGCGTCGAGGGCGGTCTTCGCGTCCGTCTTCGTCTTTCCTCGGGTGGCGAGGAAAGTGGTGGCGGCCGCGCCGAGCACACCGATCGTGGTGATGATGGCGACGATTTCCGTGGGGCTCATACCTCTTCCTCCCGGCGGTCCTTGATCTCCTCCCCCAAAAGGGACAGTCGGAAGATCGGTAGGGGCAACGCCAGGACGAGGACGAACGCGGCGAACCCGGCTGATGGGTCGGGGTTGGTGCGGAACAGTGCCACGGCGGCGGCGTAGGCGGCGAGCAGCGCGACGAGGGTGACCTTCCCGGCGATCTCCCACCGCCACAGGCGAGGGAAGATCACTCCGAGCAGGCAGACCAGCGCGGACACGGCCAGGGCGATCCCGGCCATGTCGATCACGTGCTGCTCGAACAGGGCACGCAGCACCGGCGACCCGAAGCATGCGGCCCAGATTCCGCCGCCGATTGCGACGAGATCGTAGACCGGCAGGGCGACCCGTTTCAGGTTGCGGAACTTCCACTCATCGGGCGGTATCGCGTCCGGGTGCCAGATCGACGCGCGCCACAGCGCGGCGAACATCAGCTCAGGCGGCCGATGAACTTGTCGAACCCGGCGTTCGTGAAGCGCAGCGCGCCCGCCGGCATGCCGACCTGCTTCGCCCACTTGTCGGCGTCGGCGAGCGTCAGCCACGAGAAGTCGCAGCTGAAGCCGGATTCGGTGTTGACGAACGCGACCCGACGGTCACGGTCTGACAGTGCCTTGCCGTTGTTGTCCTTCTCGGTGACGATGACCTCGGTTGCCATGATGATCTCCTTCGGTGTGGGGGCGGCGGGCTCGGATGCCCCGCCAGCGGGTGTTGCGGGTGGGGTGAACGTCGGCACCACCCACGGGTCGTTGAAGTCGCCCACATGCCAGAGCTCACGGGGCGACACGAAATCCGTGGTGAGGCCGACGAGACGCATGATCGCCACGAACCTGCCCCACGCCTGGACGTCGTCGCGTCCGAGCTGCTGCCAGTTGGCGACGTCGATCGCGAACACTTCCCGGCCCCCGTACCGGCCACCGTGAGATGACCAGCCAGGGGCGGCAGCGAACCGGCCGTAGTGGTTCTTGTACCGCACCTGCGCAGGGTAGGGGCGGTACCCGTTCCACCCGCCGAGCCCATCCACATCCCCGGTGATGTACAGCCGGACACCGTACTTCGCCAGGGCGAGGCGCACGGCCTCGTCCCACCGGGCGTTCAGGCTCGGGGTGAGGTAGATGTTGTCCCCACGGTGGATGAACGCCGACAGCGGGTATCTGCCATTCGCATACGTGAAAGCCACGCCGCCCCCCTTCTCATAACGAAACCCCCGCCGTGGCGAGGGCTTGGAGTTGCGAGCGATCAGCCATAGAGAGGACGATCGCGGTAGGCGAGGATGCCGTGCCGGTACCCGAAGTAGTCCTGCGTGGTCGTGTACGTGTCGATCAGCTTCTGACTGTCGGCGTTCGGCCAGAGGGCGTGCAGCGGGTCGACGTGCGCTTGGATGCGGACGGTGCTCGACCCAGCCCAGTACGGGTACTCCGCGGGCACGGCTGTCCACCGTGCGACACGCTCCCACAGACCCTTGAACGTCGAGCCGTCGGAGGTGCGGAAGTCGTACAGCCACTCGCCGTTGAACCGTGCGATCTCCGCCGTCTGAACCATCGCGTTCAGCAGGAAATTGCTGTAGTAGAGGCCGTTGTCGCCGCGCAGGATCTCCCGGAACGGGATGTTGTCCTTCACGTCACTGTCGAACACCTCACGCCACCTGGCGATCGCTTTCGTCATCGTCGGCCGGTCGTTCAAGAACGCGGCCGCGGCGACGTTGTACATGCACCCCCACATGGCCCGGTTCTCGGTCTGCACGAACGCGGAACTGTACGACAGGCCACGGGAGACGATGTTCTCCATCGCGGTCTTCAGCGACGGAGTGTATGCGGCTGAGTCGCTGATCAGTTGCGCGGCCTGGATGAACAGGGGGAACTTGTTCGACCAGTTCAGGCGGCTATCGCCTGCGGTCGAGATCGTGCCGATATTCGCCCACGGGGTGATGATCCGCGCTACCGCTTCCGCATCCGCAGGGTTGCCGAGCATCCGCCAGCGGATGCCGAGATCTACAGCCTTCTCGGCATCCGCCCGGAACACGGCCAGCAGCGCATCGCTCGCGGCGGGGTTGTCGTAGTATGGCGGGAAGTCCCACGGATCGAGCGGCCCGACCGGGTTGTACGTGTTGTCGACAGCGAGAATACCTGACCACTTCTGCGCCATACGCATAGGCAGCCCGTCGGCGATCATCTGCTGCAGCGTCGAGAGCCGGCCCTCGTTGAACAGCGGCATCGACGTGCCGAACTTCTCGGGCTGCGACACCTGCCGCGCCCGCTCAGCGGTCATGAACACGTCAGGACATCCTCTCGAGCTGCACACCGACGAGGAAGATCGGCGCGGGCAGGGTGTCCGCTGCGACGTTGCCGTTGCGCTTCACCGTCACCGACACCCGAGATTTGCCCGTCAGGGTGATGTCGCCAGTGATGAGAGCGCTCGCGAACTGGCCAGCGGCGGGCGCGACGATCGTGTTGCTGACCTCTGTTACCGCGGTAGGCGCGGAACCGTCCGACAGGGTTGCAGCTGCGCGCGAGACGCGCACATCACCCGCACCCGCGCCCGCAGGGACGTAGTAGGAGATTCGCACCCGTGCGGTGTTCCACCCAGACGGCACCTGAACGGTGCCGGTCAGGCCGAGCAGCGCGTCGGCGGTGAGCTCGCGGCCGTACAGCTCGACACCGGCCATGCCGACGTTCTTCAGCAGCACCGTGTCACCGTCGCGCGGGGTCATAGCCACATCGACCGCGGTCGGGGACATCGCTGCGGCTGTCGCTGCGCGAAGACCCGAGTTCGGGTTCTGCATCGCCGCGATGACCTCGGCGAGCGTCGTGACCGCGGGGTTGGCCCAGTAGTCACCGGGCTGCATCAGCAGACCCGGGTCGACGGGGCCGAAGAAGATGTTGACCGCGTTGGGCACGCGCGTTGGGTAGGCGGACCCGTCCCAGACGAGCCGCGTCGGGTATGCCTCGTTCAGCGCCGACCGGGTGTCCGAGTCCACCGCGCCGACGTACGCCGCGACGGCAGCGTCGTTCTCGATCGCGTTCACGCCGGGCAGGCCCCGCGGCACCTTGAAGTGTGCGTGCTTCACCTCGGTCGTGCCCGACATGATCACTTCGGCGTTGTCGCCTGCCGCGACGGATTCCGCGGAGGCCGACGAGAGTGTGCCCGGCAGGCCCTGCTCGCCCTTCTCGCCCTGCGGGACGGCGAAGTGCACGTGCTTGTTCGTCTGCCCCGTCATCACCACCGACGCGGGTGTGCCCGCCGGAAGAGTGGCGACAGACACCGACCCGATCGTGCCGACGTCGCCCTTCTCGCCCTTCGGGCCACGGATGTTGTCAACCAGTTCCCAAGCCATCTCAGCTCCAAACTCTTACGTCACCCGTGGTTGGGTGAATCCAATAGATGCCCGGCCTGTTCACCGGAGGTGCGGTTGTCGCGTACCAAACGCGGGTGAGCGTCGATCCCGGCATGGTGGAGATCGGCCCGCCGCCCGGCTGGGCAGTGAAGTCCCACTGCGCCCACCCGACTGGATCGTTCCCGGCGTTCAGCCACTCGCAGCGCAGCGAGTACGCGGTCGGCGGGATGAGATCGATCGACGCGATGAGGTCGACGGAGAACGCACCTGTGGATGCGACCGGGACGACAATCGGTTTCGCGGCTGCGGGACCGGACGGGGAGAACGCGTCACGCAGCGGCACGACCGTCAGCTTCGGGATCGCGTCCGGGAACGGTGCCTCACCGAAGTCCGTCAGCTTGCCCGTGTACGCGTAGACCGCCATGCGGACCTCCAAGACAGAGAAGAGGCCCTGAGCGGGGCCATCCGAAGAGGGGAGGTGAGACAACGGTTCATCGCGGACCGCCGGTGACGAATATCCAGACCACAACCGCGATGCCGCAGAGCAACGCGAGCGCGCAGTAGGTAAAAGCCACGCCGATCGCCGCCGGCATCGGAAGCCAGAAAAGTCCGACAAGAGCACAGGCAGCGAGCAAGACTGCGGCAGTGAGAACAGCTGCGAAGAATCGCATGTGGAAACCTCCTATGTAGGATTCGGGGATGCATCAGCTCCCCCCTTTCGCCGAAGCGCTGACCATCGAATGGGGCACCGTTCCCGACTGGGTCGCGGCTATCGGCACGGTGCTCGCATTTGTGGTGGCGGCTGTTGCATACGCAGGTAGCGTTTGGCTTTCGCGAGAAGCTCAGGCCAGGCAGGTTTCGATGTCGCAGCTTCAGATAGACGTGGTGGAGGCCGGTACATCCCTTGGGCTGGCCCAGCCGATGGTCCTGATCGGCGTCCCCGTTGACCTCTCGCAGCCGATGCCAGAAGGTCTAGTGCCCGGAGTGCGGGTGGCTCGGCTGAAACTCACCGTTGTGAACAACAGCGACGAGGTCATGGGGCCCGTAAGTCTGGAGTTCGCCGCGCTAGGGGCGCGATCATTCCTGCGGGATGCACATGGAGAGATCGACCGAATTCAGCCGCACGAGACAGCGACGATCAGAGTCGTGATCCCCGATCACTGGTATCCGATGCACCCTCCCCTACAGGTGCGGATGGTCTTCAGGGACTCAGCGGGACGGTGGTGGCAACGTTTTGAGAACGAACGGGTCAGGAGCGCCCCGCGGCGGATACGGCCCGCCGAACATGCCCGCAAGCAGGCCGCAAAGCTATCTCGGGCCACATCAGTGGAGCGGACGCCCGCGCCGAAGGCTGGTTCCGGTTGGCGGCTCGTCGGGAACGTGAAGGATGGGGTACACGTCGCTCGCTAGTAGTCAGCGGGTGCGATCTCTGACTTGCCGCCAGTGTGTAAACTCAGTTACCATCGGTGCATGTCCGCACTCGATGAACTCCGACAGCTCGGAGACGCCTGGCAGAACCGCCCGCAGCTCATCGAGCAGGCCCGCCAGGAAGACGCCACGTGGGCGGCGATCGCGGACGCCCTGCACATGACCCGTCAGGGAGTCGTCAAGCTGCACGCCACGCTCAAGGAGAACCAGTCGTGAAGAAATCCGGCATCGCCGCTATCGCAACCGCCGCCGTGCTGGTCATCGGCGGAGGTGCCGCGTACGCGCTCAGCACGAACGGCCAGGCCGCGGAAGGGCCGGCGGTCATCGCGGCCACCGCAACAACCACGCCGACGCCGGACGCCACGGAGAGCGCAGCGCCGCTCGTCGCAGAGACTTCGGCTCCGCCGACGGCAGCAGAGAACGCCGAAGACGCGTTCCTCATCGAGGCCCGCTCCCGTCTGGCGAAGATCCGCACTCAGATCCCCGATGCCACCGACGCTCAACTTCTGGACGCCGCACACGAGGCGTGCGAACGGATCGAGGGCGGTGAGTCCAGCGCCGAGATGTCGTTGATCGACGGAGAGACGAAGAGCGACGCCGGCTACTTCATGGACAGCGGCGCGATCATCACGTCCGCGCGCCTTACGATGTGCCCGCCTACGGAATGATCCGGTAGACGCCGCCCGATTCGTCTGCCCAGACAGTTCCCGCGGGAGCGCCGTTCGCTAGAGCAGATTCGCGCACGTTCAGTCCGCCCATGCGGTGACCGCTCGCGCTGATTGAGTACGACCGGGTGCCGTACTGCAGGGACACCAGCCCACTGCCGACATAGACGCGGTTCGCGCCCTGGATCATGCGGATGCCACCACCGGGATCAGCGGAAACCTCCGCACCCCCCGGGAAGGTGACGGAGCCGCCACCGCTCGGGTCGATGATCATCCCGTCGACCTTGATGCGCCCACCGGGGAGCAGCTCGAAATCGCCCGTAAGCTTCACGTTCCCGGTGATCTCACCCGCACCGACCAGCTTCCACGGCCCGTTGACCGTCAGCTTCCCGGTGTAGGTGACATCCCCTGTCACCGTCTGCGCGCCGCGCAGGTTCATCGGGCCAGTCCAGTCGAAGACGCCCGACCCCTCAAGGCGCCCTGTGACGCGCTGCGTGCCGGTGACGATCCACCAGCCCTCGACCTTCCCCGACCCCTCGACGAGGATCGATTCGTTGCCGGCGAACCGGGTGCGGCCGTTCGTCACCGACGAGGACCGTCCGTAGACCATCGTCTCGAGTCGGTCCATGCGTTCCAGCAGCCGCCAGAGCGCACGCTCGGGCTGGTCTGGGCGTGAGCGAGAAACCATCAGATCGTCTCCACTGTCAGGGTGATCGTGTGCGGGTCATCGAGCGTCCCGGAGAAGGCGAGCACGCGGTGCTCGGTCCAGCCGTCGTCGATCCACCAGTCGCCGCGGGACTCGATGCGGATGATCGAACCGATGCGCAGCTGCGCGGGGTCGATTCCGCCTTCGTCGACGGCGTTCGTCTTGACGTTGAACGACCACTGCTGCGATGTCGTCACCCGGGTGGCGAGGAACCCCTCAGCCCGCCTGTTCAGGTCGGTGAGGGAGGCATTCTTCACGGTCAGCTTCGTATCGCGTGCGAGACCGGCCGAGACGGGCGCTGCGGCACCGCCACGCACCATGTCCCACTCGGACCCGTCACCGATGCCGTGAACGCCGGTGATCTTGTCCCGACCGATCGTCTTCACACCGACCTCGGTGAGCGGCGACTTGGCGGCCTGCAGGTTCAGCTCGAACGTCGGCCCGCTCAGGTGCGGGGTGCCGATCCTCAGATCCCACCCGAACTTGTCGCCGGTGATGCGCGGGTGAAAGTCCAGGTCGGGACCTCCCGGCATCTCCTCGATCTCCGAGAGCAGCGACTCACCAGATCGGAACTCGTACCCGTCCGTCTTGAACGACTGCGAGCCGGCCTCGTCGGCGGGGATCGTGACGGGCAGCGGCCACGCGGGGCTGATCGGGTCCGTGAAGATGATCTTCGCGATCCGGGAGGCGATGCCTCGCCACGACTTGCCCGTCCACTGGAACGTCTGCGTCGATGCACCGATGCCGAACAGCCACCGTGCGGAGGCGAGCTCGCGTAGATCGCAGTGGATCACGTCGAGCATCCCCTTCGCGGGATGGTAGTCCGAATCGAGAATGAGCCCGTGGTAGACGGGTGTCCCGTTCCAGCAGTGCGCCAGCACACGGTCTCGCGGGCGGTCCTTCCCGAACAGATCGTGCACGTCCGCTTTGGACAGGCCCGGATTGGGGAAGGTGTGAGTCTGGTCGGTCACGCCGCCGCGCTGCCAGGCGCCCGAGGATGCCTCGACGGTCTCGAGGCGGTCGCCGGACTGGGCGTCCCAGATGACGGTCGACCATGGCCCGTTCGACATGCGACCTCCTACACGAATGTGTCGTCGACGTCGACGAGCAGCTGACCTGCCGTGATGCTGATCGACGTCACCGGCAGCCCGGGCGGGATCGTGAACAGGTCCGCGCGTGCGACGCCGCCGAGCACCCGGGTCCCGCCGACGTACAGCCGCCCGGTGCTCATCTCGAACCGGTGAGGGGCACCGGCGACCAGAGGCCGTGTGACGACGATGCGACGACCAGCGGGACCGTTGATCGTGTATCCGCCAGCCGATGCACCCGTGATGGTGAACACCGGCAGAGCGGGGAAGTTCCCGCGCTGGAACACCTGTAGCGACGATGCCGGCCCGAACGGAGACCCATCGGGCGACTTGTTGGTCTGGTACTTCCGAGGATCGGGGCGCCACCAGGAGACGGACCAGCGTGCCCGCTTCCCTGTGCCGTCGTCCTTGAACGACGGGCGCGTGCCGGCGGCGATGCGAGCCTCTGCCCGCAGCGTGCGGTCGTTGCGCTCGATCGACACATCGAACTTGCCACCGTCTGCGCCATGCCCGATGAACTGGTCGCGGAGGTTCTCGAGCTCCGTTCGGGTATGGGCGATCGCCCACCCTTCCATCGCGACGAGACGCCCGGACAGGAAGCCGGGCATGTCGAAGTCGCCGTGCGCTTGCGGGCGGGAGACGGTGTCCGACCGCATGGTCGCACCGTCGTCCCACCCGTCGAAGCCGTCACGGGCGACGTAGAGCCCCTTGATGCGAGTTTTGCCCTCGGGGGACTGCTTGATCCGCAGTCCCCCGGAGCGCACCTGAAGCAGCGTCATCTGTCACTGTCCTCTCGCGTTCAAGAAACCGGCCACCGTGTTGGCAGCCACATGACCCATCTCGACCGCGTCCGCACCGTGAGCATCGATCTGCACCAGCGGGCCGACAACCCCAGCGCCGGCGGCTTCGCCGCCGGCGCCAGGAGCTCCCTGCGCGCCCTGCCCGGCCTGCGACGCGGTCATCGTCGCCGACACACTGGACATCGCAGCCTGCGCCCGCTGGGACGCCGACGTGGCCATGCCGACCAGCGCGTCACCGAAGCTTCCCGACTGATCCGAGGCGCCCGCGGTGAACTGCTCCATCGTCGCCGCACCCGACGACTTCAGCCGCCGCCAGCCCGCCGCAGCGAGAGGGCCACGCTTCGCCGGCGAGTGCGGGAAGAAGTCGAGGATGCCCCCGACCACTTCGCCGATCGCGTCGCCGACGGATCCGACCATGCTGAAGAAGCCGTCGATGATGCCCTGGATGATCTGCGCGCCGAGGCCGAGCCAGTCGACCTCGATCAGACCGTTCCAGATCGCCTCGATGATCTGCGGCAGCATCTCCACGATCTGCGGGATCGCTTCGATGAGGCCGGTGATCAGCGCGACGACGAGGGTGATGCCCGCCTCGATCAGCTGCGGCAGCATCTGCAGCAGCCCCGAGAGGAGCTGCAGCACGAGCTCGATCGCCGCGGTGATCAGCATCGGCAGCGCCTCGACCAGCCCGGTGATCAGCGACATCAGCAGTTGGATGCCAGCGTCGATGATCAACGGCAGGTTGTCGATGATCGCCTGCAGCAACCCCATCACGAGCGACAGAGCCGCCTCGATCAGCAGGGGCAGCGAGTCGATGATCCCGCGGATGAGTGCCATCAGCAGGTCGATGCCGCCCTGGATGATCAACGGCAGCGCGGTGATGATCCCGTTCAGCAGGGCCGTCACCAGCTGCAACGCTGCGGTGATCAGCATCGGCAGGTTCGAGATGATCGCCGTGATCAGCCCGTCGACGAGCGCGATCGCACCGTCGATGAGCAGCGGAACCGCGGTCACCAGACCGTCGACGAGCGCCTCGATGATCCCGACCGCTGCGGTAACCAGCTGCGGAACCGCGCCGAGGATGCCGTCAACGATTCCGGGCACTGCCCCCACGACACCATCGATGAGCTTCGGCAGTGCGGCGACGACCTGGTCGATGATCCCGGTGATGCCCGACACCAGCCCGGACACGTCGCCGCCGGACAGCGCGAACGCACCGAACGCGGCCGCAGCGATCCCGAGCGGACCACCCAGCAGCGCCAGCCCCTTACCGAGACCGGGGAGCAGCGCGCCGAGCGGGCCGAGCTTCGCCAGGAGACCTGCGAGCCCGCCTGCGCCGAGGGCGGCGAACGCGCCGCCGAGTGGGGCGAGGATCGGCAGGAACTCCTTCAGCTTCGCGGCGGCGTTGCTGCTGCCGTCCGCGAGGCCGGTGAAGAACCCGGTGAGCCGATCCATGACAGGACCTGCCATGCGGTTCCACGCCTGACCGAGCTTCTCCGCCCGTTCTTCGAGCGGGCCCATGGCCTTCGTGACCGACTGGATCAGCGGGCCGATCTTCGAGTAGAACGAGCCCTCGCCGAGCCCGCCGAGCGCGTTCGCGCCGATGCGGCCCATCGCGGCGAAGAAGTTCTTCGTCGCGCCGGGGACGGTCTTACCCATCTCGTCCGCGACCGTGCCAGCGGCGACGGTCGCTGCCTTCGAGAACGTCTCGAAGTCGACCTTGCCTTCGGAGGCCATCTTGAACACTTCGCCGGCGGTGACGCCGAGGACCTTCGCGAGCTCCTGGTAGATGGGGATGCCTTTGTCGGCGAGCTGCCCGATCACGTCGTTCTGCACACCGTTGGCTTGCGTGGCGGCCTTGTTGAAGATCGAGCCCATGTCCTCCATGGACAGACCCGCTGCCGAGGCGTTGTTCGCGACGGCCTTCAGGTGCGCCTGCAGGTCACGGCCGGGCTTGATGCCCGCCGCGACGGCAGCGCCGGCGACGGTTGCGGCCTCACCGAGACCGAACGCGGTGCCCTTCACGGACGCGGTCGCGTCGGCCATGATGGCCTTGATCTCGGCGGCGTCCTTCCCGAAGCCGCGCAGCTTCGCCTGGGCGGTGTCGATCGCGGTCAGGCGACCGAAGCCCTTGCCGAGCGCGATGCCGATGCCGGCGACCGCGGCGGTGACCCCCGCAGTCGCGGTGGATCGCAGCGCAGCGCCGAGCGCCGCCCCTGCGCGGCGCCCGATCGACGCCGCGCCGGAGACCATGCGCTGCAGTCCAGAGACGGCCGAGTCGCCAACCCTCGCCCACGCCGACCTGCTGGTCGTGGCGCTCGCTGAGGTCGCCTTCTTGACCGCGTCCTGCGCGCCCCGAAGGCGTGTCGTCGCAGCTGTCACGGCATCCGTGGCGGCCTTGTGAGAGCGGCGCGCGGATGCGAGACGTTCCTCGGCGGCGACCGCCTGCGAGGATGTCGCGCCCGACTTCGCGATCACTTCCTGAAGCTTCGCCTCAGCGACCCGGACTTTGCCGGCTTCGTCCTGCTGCTTCAGTCGAGTCTTCGACAGAGCAGCGGCAGCAGCCGCCACCTCACGGCTGAGGCCCTTCATCGCCGACGCACCGAGGTTGCCCGCGGACGACGCGAGCGCCGACTTCAGCCCCTTGCCGAGCGAGCGGCCGGCGTTGGTGCCAGCGCTGCGGAAGCCGCCCTCGAACGTCTTCGCACCGGCGGCACCGGCCGCCTTCGTCTCCTTCGCGACACGAGCCTTGAAGCCCGTCATCACGGGGAAGACGGAGACGTGACCGGAACCGACCTCGGAAGACATCAGCACCCCCTCAGGTCATGACGAGAACACCAGCCCCTCGTCGAGGGCGGCCTGCGCTTCGGCGACCTCCGCGGCATCCGCGGTCGGTTCGTTCTTCGGCAGAGCCCACGGCATGAGCTTCTTCGCCGCCTTCTGGTCACCGATCTGCGCCATCAGAGACAGCAGCTCGAGTGTGGATGCGGGATACGCCCATCCTGCGAGCTCCGCCCCGAGCGGGGTGGACGGGTCGACCGCTGCTCCCTCGAGGAGCAGTTTCGCTTCGCCCCAGAGGAGCCGGTCGCCCAGATCAGAGATACCTACACCGAATGCCCGCAACGTGCGGGCTGCGACGCCCCGGTGCTCTCGGATGATCTGGGCGACCGCGATCATTCCGGGAAGGCCGCCTGCTGCACGCGCTGAAGGGTCCGGAAGTACTTCTCCGCGAGGATTGCGCCCTCGACGAGGTCCCGCTTGCCGAAGTCGGCAGCGGACTGGTCGCCGTGGACCTTCTTCAGGATCGACTTGAACTGGTCGACGGGTGCGGCGCCTTCGGCCTGCAGCTCGTCGACCTCGTCGAGGGTGAGCGAGAGGGGCGCTTCGACGATCGTGCCGTCGGAGAGCCGGCCGATGAAGCGACGCTCGACGATGATGTGCTTCACGTCGGGGACGGCGGCGAGGATCGCCGCGTTCTCGTCCTCTTCGGACCAGTTGTCGAAGTCGTAGTTGGGCTTGGGGGTCTTGGCAGTAGCCATGGTCTGTCTCCTTGTCGGGATTGCCGGGTGGTCGTCGGGTGGGCAGAGAGTGGGTGGCTGGCCGGGGTGACCCGACGACACTCCGGCCAGCCAGTCATTGTCAGGCCGCCGTGCCGGCGGCCCAGTCCGTGCCGTTCCAGTACGCCTGCGACGCATCGCCGAGCGTCACGTACTGGCCGGTCGTCCAGGCGGCCGTCTGGCCGAGAGCACCGAGGCCCTGCAGCGCGGCGAGGTTCGCCGGGACCGTGGCGCCCGACGGGCTGAACGCGCCGGGCGTGCCCGCGGTGGCGCCGGTGACGGCAATCGAGCCGGGAACGCCGAACCACATCCAGAACGGTGCGTCGTTGAACAGCGGGTCCACCTGCCAGGTGAACGTCACCGCTGCGCCCTCGACTTCCCCGCGGGTCTGCTGGTCGGGCTCGACGGCGGTGACCGATGCGACGCCGACCTGACGCTTCTCGAGCCCGCCGCGGTAGCGGGTGATGACGTACAGGATGAACCGGTTGTCGGGCAGCGACGACGAGACCTCGATCACGCCGTTCGCGTCCGGCTCGGCGCCCTCGATGAGCGCCATGACGTTGGCGTTCTGCTCGGCGAGGTTGATGACCACGGTTCGGGTGCCTTCACCGGCGAGCGTGTAGCCGGCCTGGAAGAACTCGATCGGGTCACCGTTCTCGCGACCGGGTGCGGGGCCGCCGTCGACCTTGTACAGGCCGAGGCGCTTGGCGGCCACGGGGAGGACGAGTGGGGACGCGCCGAGCGCGGTCTTCTCGATGACGTTCTCCGCGTCGACGGGCGCGTACGCGGCGACACCGGTGATCGGTACGCCGACCGCGGCGAGGTCGTTGCCCTGGGAATCGGCAGTCATGGGTGTTCTCCTTCACATGAAGATGGCCCCGCACTGTGCGAGGCCGGGTGGGGACGGTCACGTCGACTGCCGACGTATCCGCGTGTCGGGTGGTGGCTCACCAGGAGCCGGCCACGACGTACTGCGCCGTCAGGTAGCGGCGAGCGACGTCGAGCTGTTCGGGGACGGCATACGGCCCGTTGCAGCCGGTCACGTCGACGGCGGCGATGGGCGGTGCGGAGATCGGGGCTGGCACGTCCACACCGAGCGGCAGGTCGATGTCGAAGAGGACGCCTGCGAGCCACCGTGCGATGTCGTTCGCGGGCTTGTCGTTCAGTCGAGTCCCAGCCAGCACGGACGCTCCGATGGAACGGTCGAACGTCACGTGCGACAGTCGCGGCCCGGAGTCGTCCCGGATGATGATCAGCGGCCGTGCGAGCGGAATGCTCAGCGTCGGCGGCTCCTTGTTCGACACCGACACGTTGATGCCCTCGGCGGCGGCGAGCGCGCGGACGTAGCTGGTCAGCCACATTTCGAGGTCTGGCGGTGTGACTCTCACTGCTTGGCCTGCTTCAGTGCGCGGGCGAGGTTGCCCGTCTTGGACTCGATGAGCAGTGTCTTCTCGTCCGACCCGACGACGCGGGTGACGCGGCGGTAGCGAGACTCGTGGTGCTCGATGTGCAGGCCATCGCGGTAGTCGCCGGAGTCGACGGGCGCGTCGGCGCGGGCTTTCGCGAGTGCGCGCTCTGCGGCTGCGTCGACGATGTTCTCGACCTTCGGCTGTCGGAGGATGGTCTCGAAGAAGCCCTCGTTGAACTCGATGCTGGTGTCACCGCTGCGAGCCATGGTGCCTCCTCGGGTTATCCGACGCCGCGTCGGAGGGGTATCTCGCGCGGCGGGGTCCATCCGGTGAAGGGGTTGGTGTCCGCCGCGGGCGGGATGCCATCGATGCTGTACGTTTCCCCCGCCATCACCGTCCCGTCAGGGACCGAGATCGCGCCGTCGGGCAGGGGCGGGGTGAAGGTGCCGGTGAAGACCCGGTCGCCCTTCTTCACGTCGAACGCGCCCTCGCAGAACAGCGACTTGGACTCGAGCGCCTGCTCGCGCGTCGCAGTGGCGAGCATCGACGTAGATGTCTGCGCGACGAACGCCCCCGGGATCGGAAGCACGCCTGGGTTGTCCCAGTCCGCGTCGATCTGCTCGCCCGAGTACGGGTCGATGATCGGCGCGCCGCGCAGCCTGTAGACGGTCTGACCGAAGGGGAAGTCCATCAGTACGACTCCCGCCAGATCTTCGCGATCGGCCGCTCGAGCGGGAACGATCCGCGAGGGGTCCCGCCAGCTGGTGCTGCGCTGCACAGGGAGCGCAGCGCGCGACTAGGCTGCCCGTCGAACGCCGACTTGATGTCGGCGTAGTCGACGGCCGCGGGGCCGATTCGCTGTCCTTTGATGAAGTGGGAGCCGCGGGCGGCGATGTCTCTGTACACGCGGCGGAGGACCGCCAGCGCGTCCTTCTGTTCCTCGCTGCCGTCGACGAGCGAGGAGATGCAGGGGGCGATGTCGCGAGCCACGATGAGGACCTCGCGTGCGAGATCTTCATCGGTGCCGATCTTGTCGTGCGTGATCACTCCATCGCCCCCTGACTCACTTACTGCTGTACCGCGAGAAGCGCGGCGGCCTTCTCGGCCTTGTTCTTGCCGGACCCAAGGTCGATGCCCTTCGCGACGGCGTAGGCGTCGAGCTGCTTCGCCGTCCACTCCTCCGACGGGTCGCCCTCCGGAATCGAGACAGCCTCGCTGTCATCCGAAGCGTCGGCGACCTCGACCGCCTCGATGAGACCGCGATCGAGCAGGCGTTCGATCTGCTCGGTCGCGACGCCGCCGGGGACGACGTCGCCGCGCCGCAGGATCGCCGCGACGCGGTTCCCGCCGGCGGCACCGATCGACACCTTCACGGCGGCGGCGCTCACGATGTGCTGTTCGGTCATGGTCACGCCCCCGTTCCGGTCAGGTAGAAGCCGGCGAGCGGGTTCGTGACGATCGGCACGTGCACGTTGCGTGCCTGCAGGCGGGTCTTGTCCGCCTTCGGCTCGCGGATGGCGGCGATCTCCACACCGGTGTCGCCACCGATGGCGCGGTACTCCGGCGAGGGGATCTGCTCACGTGCGATGCCGCCGAGGCGACGCCGGTCGATGAACAGCGGATCGGTGATGTCATCACCGTCGTCCGACACCCACGTGATGCCGCCCACGGTGGGGAAGCCGTCGGTGAGCGCCTGGCCGCTGTCCTTCGGCAGGATGTCGAGCAGCTCGGGGATGACCTCGGCGTACTGCTCGGACGGGAGCACGACCACATCGACGTCGTAGCCGAGCTTCTGACGGCGCACGGCCGCCTTCACCCGCAGGGCGTCCTTGTAGATCTGCTTGCCCGTGGTCCACGCTGCGCCGGCGGCCATCGTGTTCGTGATCGACGAGGCGACCGCGCCGAGCGCTGCCTCGTTCGCCGAGAACACGAGTTCCGTCTGCAGGAACGTGAACGCCTCATCGACGGGCTGACGAAGGAGGCGGCCGACCTGCTCGTCCGTCACCTCGGTCGCGAGACCGTCCTTGACGGCGGAGTAAAACTCGTACTCCTCAGCTGACATCGGGGTGAGCTTGTACTCACCACCGGGAGCGACGACCTCCGCACCACGCTGGGCACGGATGACCTCGTTGATCGGCACACCGATGGCGCCACCGGTGATGGTGTACCGGCCCTGAAGCAGGTACAGGCCGAGGAATTGCTGTGCCTGCAGGATCTCCGCGAACCGTCGAGCGACGAGCGTGGGGGACTTCAGGAACGCGATCACATCGGCGGCCGTGGTAGCGGCCTGCTGGCTGGGAGTCAGCGGGTAAGTCTGCATCGTGCTCTCCTTTCTCAGAGCTGGACGGCGCGCACGAGCGCACCATCCGTGGCGGACGTCAGGGCGAGGAAGACCGCGTCACCGGTGCTGACCGTGCGGACAGCGCCAGCGGCGGCGGTCTCGAGCTTCTGGCCGCGGGTGATGGCACCCGACGCCTTCAGCTCGTGGATGGGCTTGCTGATCTCGACGGTCAGCTTGTCGCCGACGGCCGCGTCGTGGCCGGCGATGCCGACGTACTTCGCGGACGCCGCGGCGGCCGGAGCGACTGACATGTCAGCGCTTCCCACCTCGACGGCCTGGCCAGCGGTCACGGCAGCGGTCACGTTGAAAGTGACCGTGTCACCCGGGCGGAACAGTGGCAGGTAGCTCTTGCCCATGATCAGGCCTCCTTCTTGGTCGAGCCGTAGACCGAGCCGTACAGCGCGTCGTCGGCGCTGGTGAGGGTGTCGGAGTGGCCGACCTCCTCGACGGGCACGGCGTTCTTCGGCAGCGTGTTCAGGAACGCGACCGTGCCGGCCTCGTCCTTGTCCAGCTGGGCGCGGACCGCGTCGCGCGAGGCGGCGGCGATCCGACCCTCGCGGAGCGCGTCCGCGACGATGCCGTCACGGCGGGTGCGCTCCTGCTCGGCGCGCGCCTCCGCGCCGAGGCGGGCGTTCGCCTGCAGCTCAGCGAGCACGCTCTCGTCGATCGCGGTGAAGCCTGCGGGCAGCGCGGCCGCCACGGGCTGAGGGGTGGTGTCGGCCTGCTCGGCGAGCGCCTCGTCGAGAGCGGCGAGAACCGTCTCATCCGAAGCATCGGCATCGGTCACGCCGAGCCGCTCGCGAAGGCCAGCCTTGATGGTGTCGCTCACGGTGAGCTCCTCCTTCTGGTTGGGGTTGCCCGGCTCGGACGAGTCCGGGGTCTGTGCGTCGGCGCGCGCAGCGGCACGGCGGCCGTCCTTCCGCGCGAACACCGACAGGTCGAACTTCGCCTTCGCGGCCTCAGCGTCACCGACGCCTTCGATCCGGTCGGCGAGCTTCTCGGCGACGGCCTGCTCGGCCGTCAGGAAGCGGTCCTTGTCCATCTCGGCGAGCCAGTGCTCGACCGTGTCGCCGGACTTCGCCGCGTACACCGATGCGATGTTCCGGTCGAAGGACGCTTCGAGCTCGTCGGCGACGTCGCGGAGATCCGCTGCGTCACCGATCACAACGGCCCAGGCGTTGTGGATGTACAGCTGGCTGTTCTGCATCATCACGAGCTCGTCCGCCGCGGCGGCGATGAACGACGCCGACGATGCGGCGATGCCCTCCACAATCGCGGTGACCTTCGCCGGGTGCGAGCGCAGCGCGTTCATGATCGCGATGCCCTCGAACACCTCCCCGCCAGGCGAGTTGATCAGCAGCCGGATCTCGGTCACGTCGTCGGGCAGCTCGTCGAGCACGCGAGCGAACTCCTTCGCGGAGACCCCCCACCATTCACCCCAGCTGTCGATCGGGTCGTAGAGCCGAAGCGTCGCCGTGGTGCCGCTCGTCTTAGCAGACGGCAGCTCGGCGCGGATGGGGGTCCGCTCGGCGCTCGCGCGTCCGGCGGGTCGGAACGGGTTCATGCGGCCTCCTCAGCCTCAGTCGATGGGATGCGGCTCACGTCAGGGCCGTCCCCGTCGAGGTCAGCGCCGGCGGCGCGGATGATGTCGCGGGCTTCGTCCTGTCGCAGCGGCGGTTTGTCCGTCGCCAGGTAGACCTTCTGCGCGGTCTCGGCGACCGCTCGGGCGAGCTTTCGCATCGCCTCCTCGTCGCCTTCTTCGTCGGTGCTCTCCTCCACGGGCAGGCCGAACTTGTCCCGCACGTACGCACGCAGCGGGCCGTCGACGACGACTGCACCCGAGTCGATGAGTGCCTTGATCGCCTCAGCGGTCACCTGCTGCTGCTCACCAATCGCCGCCGGCACCAGCCGCGGCGCGGGCTCAGCCGGCCCCCAGTTGTGATCGACGAGGTCCTCGATGACGTGCTGGTTCACGACGTCGGCGACCTGCTGCGCGACCGCGTTAAGCGAGTCGGTGAAGAAGTTCGCGAACGTGGCGCCGAGCGCCCACGAGCCGGTCTCGGTGCCGAGGTTCAGGAAGTGCGCGAGCACCGCACGAGCTATCTGCTCGTCGTAGTACCGGATCGGCTTGTCGAGGTCGGGGATCTTGCCGGTGACGCCGACGAGGTCGAACTTCGCACCGTACGGCAGGGAGATGCCGGATGCTTCACCTGCACGAGCGCCCTTCGCGATCGCGAGACCGTCGGCGATCTGCTCGTCGAGCCACTTCACGGCCTCCTCGAAAGAGGCCGACTCCGGAGCTTCCGCGCTGGTGTATACCGGAAGGCCGAGGCCGTTGCGTTCCGCCACGAGGGCCTGGATGCGTAGCAGCCGATCCTTGAGAAGCCACATCTTGTAGGCCGAGCGGAGCAGTGACTCGCCGATCCAGCTGGCGCCCTCGCGCTCATTGACGAACGCGACGAGCCGATCGACGGGGATCTTCACGTCGCTCCTGCCGCCCGCGCCGTACTGCTTGATCGCGACGAGGCCGCCGTCCTTCGCGACCTCGATGTCGGAGATTGTCCGGGGCGGCCGCCACGCGAGCTTGGCGAGATGCGTCGCCCCGGACGACTGGTCGTACACCTGCTCGAAGAAGCTGTGCCCGTAGATGAGCTTCAGCAGCGCCAGGCGCAGGAACTCGACGAACGAGAAGCGGCCCTTGATGCGCAGCGGAGCGGTGGGAGCCTGCCCCTTGATGGGGAGACCGAGGTCGCCGGCGACGTGCGCAACGACGTCAGGGTCGCATCCGGTGCCATCGATCGCCCACTCGGTGCGCATGATCGGCAACGTCACCGCGCGGAGCACGGACTTCACCTGCGGGTCTTCGCGGCGCATCCGGTCGAACACGTTGATCGAGTTCGGCCACTGAAGGTCTGGGTTCTCTTCGTGCGTGTCCGCGACGAGCTTCCCCCATCCGAGAAGGCCGGCGTCCGCCTGGTATCCGATCTCAGGCAAGGCGGGACCTCCTTCGTTCAGAACATCGCAGTTGCGAGATCCGGTTGGGCTCGCGCGACGGTTTCGCGTTTGAGTACTGCTGCTTTCGGTGGCGGCGGTGTCTTCTTCTGTGGGGACGCCTCGGACTTGAGCACGCCCCACAGCGCCCACGTGACCGCCTGCGCCATCGAGACGGGTTTCGTAGGGTCGGACTGCTCCCACGTCACACCAGCGCGGCCGATGTTCCGCGTCGTCGCCAGCTCGAGCGAGCGCGTGACCTCCGCCTGCGGGCGGTGCGGCACCAGGCCCGCGTTGACGTGCTCGATGAACAGCGTGTGCGCTGCGGCGATCTCGTCGAGGTTCATCGCCAGGTACTTGATCCCGGCGGCGTCGAGCGCGCCGATCACGGCGGCTGCGTTCTTCGCGTCGAGCACGACGAGCGCGTTGCCGTGCAGCGCCTTCAGCTCCTTGATCTTCGGGGCGATCCAGCGGGTGCCGGCTTCGGTGTGGATGTGCTCGACCGCGATGGAGTCGGAGTCGATGCGCACCGCGGCACCGATGGTGCCGTACCCGCCACCACGACCTAACGCCAGCGACAGAACAACACCGTCGCCAGTTACACCGGCGGTCTCGTCGGCGTGACGCTTCCACACCTCGAGGTTCAGATCGGACAGTTTCGTCGCGACCTCCGCGCGGCGGTTCGGCCACACCGAGCACCGCTGACGCGCGAAGGCCTCGGGGCTCGTCTGCCCCATGCGTTCCCAGTCGTCCTCGACGGTCTTCCACGCCAGGCGGATGCCGAGGCCCGGGTTGCCCTCGCGCCACACCTGTGGGTCGCCGAGGTCCAGCTTCGCCGCGGTGTCCGGGTCGTCGGAGCCGACCGGCGTGTGCTCGATCCAGCCGGTGCGCGGATACCCGCCTCGGCGGCCGCGATCGCGCAGGCCCTCGAAGTACTCGCCGTCCTGGTCTTCCTTCGGGACCGTGCCGGTGAACAGGATCTGCTTGTTCGGGGACGCGTCAGTCGTCGGCAGCAGCGCCTCCAGGACTGTCAGCGGGGAGTGCTGCGCTTCGTCGACGATCAGCACGTCGAACGACATACCGACGCCGGCACCACCGGTACGGGTGAAGAACACGAGCCGGTTGCCGTTCTCGAGCTCGATGGTCCAGTTGCCGTTGCCCGTCGAGATACCGGACACGCCCTGCGCTGTCTGGCGGCCGCCGCCGAGCAGCTGGCGCCGCAGCGACGGGACGGCGAGGATGGTGCGCTTCGCGCGCAGGAACGCCTCACGCGCCGTGCGCGTCTCGTGCGCGGTGTGCCCGATGAGCTTCGGTGCGCCATCGTCTCGCGGCCACAGGAACAGGTGAGCGAGCTCCCATGGCAGGAGGATGTTGCCCTTGCCCTGCTGGCGCGAGACCAGGATGCCGAACTCCGTCGCGGCCCACAGACCGTCGTCGTCGATCGACGTGATCGCCTCGAGCGCGCCGTCCTGCCACGGATCGTTGCGCAGCCGTGCGAGGTCGCAGATGTCGAGCACGTCCTCGAACAGGGACCCGACCCTTGTGGTCGGGAGCGTCCTAACCCGAGGCTCTTGCAGCCCGAGCAGCGCGGGCTTCGGCGAGTTGGTCGGCAAGGCTCGCCTCCTTGGGCTTCTCAGTGCCGGCCTCCATGGCGAGCAGCGTCGCCCGCAGTTCACGAGCGATCGGCGCGACCTTCTCCGGCGACTGCTTCGCGACCGCCAGCATCGACGTGCGCAGCGTCTCTGCGATCAGCTCGAGGCTGCCTCGATCACCTGGCGCGGAATCCGCCGGCGGTGTCTCCGCCTCGGCTGCTTCGCCCTTCCGGCCGCGCGATACGCGGTACTCCTGACGGCGTGCGTGGCGCTTCGCGTCCCGGCATGGGACACACGGCTCCTCACCATGCCGCAGATGCCGCTTGTACGCGGCCACGGTCCCATGCGGAGCAAGGGGACGAGCCATATCGGGACCCCCTCGGGCTCAATTGGACCCAAAGCGTGAAATGACCCCCGGAGAGATCTGCCAGGACCGCGCGGGAGGTGGGCAGCGTCGGGGTGCCTCTGGATTTTCTGGCGATTCGGGTGCGGCCTCGGTGCAGGGGCAGGCTGGGAGCCTGTCAGCTGCGCTGTGCGGCCCTGACGAGCATGATGGCGAGCGCGACGCCGAAGCCTGCGATGACGAGCGACAGGGAGGCTGCCAGGGCCCAGACGATCAGGTCCCACGGGGTCATGAGTCCCCCTCGGGTGCAGCGTCGGCCCGCGCAGCCTCGGCCATCGCTGGGCAGTTGTGTGCGCAGTGTCGATCGCTCGAGCATCGCTCGCATGGCACGCAGACGTGGATGCCGTTCTGGGTGACGTGCCTGACAGTGCCGATGCCCCGGCCACGGGTGGCCTTGGGGCGCTCGGTGCCGACGTAGATCGGGATCTCGACGGTGCCGACCTCGACCGGCTCGCCGTCGGCGATCTGGATGAGGACCTTGCCCGTGATGGTGGCGACGTTGGCAGCCATGCTCAGACCGCCTCTCGCGTGGTGTAGAGCGCCGGCATGACCTCGGTCATGAGGTCGGTGTGCTCGGTGGCGGTGAGGCCGTCGGCTTCGATGATCTCGTCGGCGGTGATGCCGCGTGCGCCGTGGGGGCTGCGCGGTGTGACGATCGCGACGGGGTGGATGCCCATGTTCTCGGCGTACTCGGCCCCAGCCTGCTTGGTAGGCGCCAGGACGATGAAGCGACGGGCAGGATCTGGTGCGACGTCGGCGGCCTCGACAGGCTCGGACATCTCGGCGAGCTGCCCCTGCTCGGGAGTCGGGTCTCCGTCGGCGATGATGACGTCGGCTCGATGGCTGCTGTTCATGATGCCCGGCTCCTTCATGCTGGTATCGGTCGTGCGGTCCCGATAGCCTCACCTGAACTACTCAACGAGGAGGACTACATGGGTGCGATCAAGCTGAAGCGGTCGACGAGCGCTTCGCAGCCGTTCTACTTCACCGTCGTCGCGGGCAACGGCCAGACGCTGGTCACGAGCGAGACGTACACGTCCAAGCAGGGCGCGGTGAACGGCATGGAGTCCCTTTACAACGCGATGCAGGGGACCGTCCAGTACGACGATCTGACCTGAGGTCAGCTCGCCTCCCAGATCTCCGCTGCTGCGTGGTCGCTCTTGAGCGCGTTGCACCGGCGGTGCATGGGGACGAGCACCTGCCCGACGAGGCGTCCGCCGTTCGCGAGCGCGTTGTCGTGGTCGGCGGTGAAGCTCATCCGGTCGGTGGGTGGCAGGTCGGTGTCGATCGGCTCCCCGCAGCCCCAGCCGTGCGCGGACCCGTACCCGCAGGGCAGGTTCTCGGCTTTGGTGCGGCGCTTCAGTGCGGCCTGCTGGCGGCGGTAGGCGCGGTGTCCTGTGCCGTCGCGGATGCTGCGGGTGCTCATGGCTTCACCTCGTCGAGGGGCGTGGAGAAGGGGGCCAGTGACAGTAGTGACCGTTTCGGGGGTTGAGGGTTCCCTGCGCGCGTTTAACTGGGTCCCCTAGTTACTAGTAATCAAAGAGCTGTACCAATTGGGAATTACTGTCACTATCGGTCACTGTGGCTCTAGATCCGCGTGTTTCTGCGGGTTTCGGAGTGACAGTGGCCGTTTTCGATCTGTCACTTATCGGTCACTGTGGCGAATATCGGTCACTGTGTGGCAGCGAGGGGAGTGACCGATTCGTGCAGCGCCGGCGGCGGGCGGTTCCCGTGCCCGTTGGCCGGCGCCGCACGTGGCTGGAAACGACGAACGCCCCGGCCGTGCGGCTTCGGGGCGTTCTGTCAGTCCTGCTCACCATCAAGCTAGGGGGTGACACCGGAGTGGCCGCAAATGCGACACGCCGGCGTGTTCAGCTGCCGGGTTGGAAGAACTGCTCGAGGTGCTCGCGTGCGGCGTCTGGTCCTTGCTTGCGGTGCTTGATGTAGTGCTTCTTGGTGACGGCGTCGTCGTAGTGGCCGAGCTGGTCGGCTGCAGCTTCGCTCCCGATCTGTTCGGCGAGGAGTGTGGCGACGGCCTTCCGGAAGGTGGTGGGGGTGACGTGCGCGTAGGGGGTGCCGGCGAGCGCGGTCTTCCATTGGCGCATGAGGTTGTTGTCCCACTGGTAGGTGCCGGTGGAGGAGGGGAAGACGATGTCGCTCGTGGCGTCGATGCGACGGCGGAGCAGCATGGTGACGGCGGTCGGTGGGAGCTTCGCGTCGCGGACGGAGTCGTCGGTCTTCGGCTTGGGTTGCACGTCGAGCTTCCCGTCGTCGCGGACGATGAGGGTCTTGTCGAGGCGGACGTAGGGGATGGGTGCGTCGAGGATGATGTCGTCGTGGTGGAGGGCGAGGACTTCGTTGGTGCGGGCGCCGGTGGCAAGGTACATGTCGGCGACGTCGCCGATCTGGGTGTAGCGGCGGCGGCCTTGCTTGTCGGTGCCTTCGTCGCGTGCTCGCAGAAGGGCGCGGATGTGGCGGATGTCGTCGGCGCGCAGCGCGACTTCGGCCTTCTTCCTGACGGTGATGGTCTGGGCGGCTTCGGCGGGGTTGCGGTCGATCGCGCCTTGGCGGACGGCGTAGGTGAGCAGTTGCAGGAGGCAGGTGCGGACGGTGCGGGCGGTGGCGTCGCCGTGCGCGGTGCGTGCGCGGGTGAGGAAGCGGTCGGCGCGGGGGACGGTGAGCTCGCCGAGGCGGACGTCGCCGATGCCGCCGATGATGATGCGGGTGGTGACGTCGGTGTAGCGGCGGAGGGTGGCGGTGGCGAGGTCGTCGCCTGCGATGCGGTCGAGCCATTGGGTGGCGGTGTGGCGGATGGTGGAGTCGCGGGTGAGGTCGTCGCCGGCGGGGGCGAGGCGTTGTTTGAGTGCGCGGATGAGGTTGCGTTCGGCTTCGGCGGGGGTTCGGCCTTGGCGTTGCATGAGGCGGGTGATGCCGTCGCTGTCGCGGTATCGGCAGATGGCGGCGGGGCGGCCGTTGAGGGTGGTGCGGCGGATCCGTCCCCAGGTTTCGAGTTCGAGTGGTGGGCGGGCCATCATGCGACCTGTGTGAGGATTTCGCCGCGGAGGATGGCTCGCCGGAATGCTTCGATGATCTTGGTGGTGGTGCCGAGCTCGTGCGCGATGTAGCTGGCGTCGAGGCTCATGCGTTCGGCGTGGGCGTAGGCGAGCGGGTCGACGATGAGGCGCGCGGCTTCTCGCCATGCTCGCCATTCGATGGCGGGGTGGCAGGAGCGGTCGCGGTGCAGTGCGTGCACGTATTCGTGGTGCAGGGTCTCTTGCTCGAGCGGGTGGGTGAGGTTGGGCCGGCAGAGGATGATGCGCTGGTCGTCGAGGTATGCGCCGAGGCGGTGCGCTGGCATGTCGCTGGTGTAGATCAGGTCGACGCCGAGGTCGGCGATCCAGTCGTAGACGCTCCGGTCGTTCAGTGGCTTCATGAGTCCCCTCACTCGTTCTCGTGCTCCTGGCGCGCCTGCCAGTCGGCGTCGTCTGACGCGGCCAGGGCTTGATCCTCGTCGTGGGCGCCGACATTGAAGCCGATGACGCCGATTCGAGGGATCGTCGGCAGGGGAGCGATGCGCGGCAGCGGACGATCAGCGGTAGCTGCGTCTGCTTTCGCGATCACCATCGCGGTGGAGAGGTCTAGTGCGGCACAGACGGCGTCGAGCTGGTCGAGGGTGAACACCTTGAGCCCGTTGAACACTCGGGACAGCTGCGAGGCGGAGATATCAGCGGTCTTCGCGACGTCCTTGAGTTGCCGGCCTTGGTCGTTCATGGCGGTGCGGAGGATCCGCGCGACTTCGTGGCTGAGTGGTCCCGGAATGGGGCGTGCACCTGTAGGCATGTGCCAATACTGGCAGACGGGTTGCCAAGTGGCAATAGCAGTGCTTACAGTTGCCATATGGCAATCGCAACGATCAGCACTCGGGTCTCGCAGAGCATCAAGAAGCTGCTGAAGCAGCGCGGCGTCACCCAGGAGTGGCTTTCCACGACGACGGGGATCCCCATGCGGACCCTGTCGCGACGTCTTCACGACGTCAACCCGTCCCCGATGTCGCTCGACGAGCTCGACATCATCGCGCGGTCGCTCAACACCTCGATGGCTCAGCTCATCGAGGGAGTGATCGCAGCGAGCGAGCTCAACGCCGAGCACGGCAGGAAGAAGGCCGCCGCGTAGCACCGCGACGGCCTCAGAACACGAGAGACAGAACCTCCCATGTCGAATATCACCTTATTGCACACCCCTGCGCCAGCATCACGTGGTCGCGCGTTCGACACGCGTGCTGCTGCCGAGTACTGCGGTATCGCGGTGCAGACGCTGCGGAACAAGCTCGCCGCCGGCACGTTCCCCGAGCCGCACAAGCGTGGCCGGCTGAATAGCTGGTTTCAGGACGAGCTCGACGCGCATCTGGCTGCCGAGATCGTGGACTACGACGTCGTGAAGAAGGTGGCATCGTGAGCGAGCGGTACGTCGTTACGTCCGCTGCCGGCGAGCACGTGATCCGCACGGACAACGCGGTCGAGGCGGCTCGGCGTGCGGAGCAGCTGCGCGGCACGGTCATCGATCGTGGGGTGGCGTCGTGATCGGGTCGGCGCTGCCGCTGATCCGGCTGGGGTCCGCGCTGCTCGCCCTCGTCTGCTTCGTGACCGTGCTGGTGACGATGCGCGCGAACGGTGTGCTGCTGCTCGGCACGGGCGCGGTCGTCGCGCTGCTCTGGTCGTTCGGGGTGTTCACCCGCGACTTCTGGTTCTCCGACGACCCGGCGTATGCGCGGATCGATGCGGAGCTCGACGCTGCGGAGCGCGACGCTCTGGCGCCGGTTCCCGCCGCGTCTGTGGTCGCTGGGTACGGGCGGATGCCGGCGCTGGTGGAGGTGAGTGCGGTGGCGATGGTGTGGATCATCATCTGCGGTGCGTTCGCCGTCACGGCGGTGGTCGGTTTGATCGTCGGGCTGGTGCTCTCGTGATCGCGCTTGGCGTGGACCCGTCCCTGACATGCACGGGCGTGGCGACGGTCGACACGGCGACGGGGGAGAAGCTCACCCGTCGCGTGAAGACCGCGAATCGCGGTGGCACGTTGGCCGCTCGCCGTGGCCGGCTGCGTGAGGCGATCGCCGCGATTCTCGACCCGCTGCCGCGCCGCGTGGGTGTGTCGGTGATCGAGCTGCCGAACGCGCGCCAGCAGTACGGGGCGCAGGCGGAGCGGCACGCGCTGACGTGGTGGCTGATCGATCAGCTGATGGCCCGCGGCCCGGTGGTCGCGGTGACGCCGTCGCAGCGGGCGAAGCTCGCCACCGGTGCCGGCAACGCGGGCAAGGCGGTCGTGCTTGCCACGGTCCGCGCTCAGCACCCGGGCGTGACGGTCGTCGACGACAACGCCGCGGATGCGCTCGCGCTGGCTGCGGCTGGGGCGCACTGGCTCGGCTTCGAGCACCCGTTCACGGATGGGCAGGCGACGGCGTTCGCGCGCGTCGACTGGCCGTCCTGATTCACCTGTACCACCTGACAACGAAAGAAGGTTCCCACCATGGTCAGACTGGCCGCCACGCTCCCGAAGGAGCACGACGAGAACGGGCTCGAGGCGAACACTCGCCACCTGCTCGGGATCTACACCAGCCAGGAATACGTGCCGATCGTGGCGCTCGTCCGCACGAAGGAGATCCTCTCGAACGAGGACTTCCAGCGGGTGCCGAAGATCGAGCTCGTGCACGTCGAGATCGCTGTCGACGCGGAGTCCGACGTCGCGGTGCGTGAGCTGCTGCTGCAGCTGCACGACGACCGCGTGAAGCACGTGAAGCAGCCCCTCGACCTGCCCGACGTTGACGAGGAGCCCGCCATCGGCGAGCCGCTCTCGCTCGAGCAGCTGGCCGACCCCTATGACGACGTCGTGGACGCCGAGGTCGTCGACGAAGACCCCATCACCGATCGAGAGGACGACTGATCATGAGCATGCCCGCTCCCATCCCGCACCCCGCCATGGCCGCTACGCAGGCGCCGGCTGCTGAGGCGTCGTTGCCCGAGCTGGTCGCTCGGCGCGTGGCGCTGAAGGCGGACGCCGAGTACATCAAGGACGAGATCGAGGCGGTGGACGCGAAGATCCTCGCCCAGCTGGAGGTCGGCACGCATGACGTGGCCGGCACGAAGGTGCAGGTGCGTGAGTACTCGCGGCTGTCGCTGCCGGCGGTCGAGAGGGACTACCCGGCTGAGCAGTACCCGGATCTGTACGTCACGAAGACGTCGATCGACAAGGGCGCGGTGGAGAAGTCGTTCGTGCCGAACGCGCTCGAGCAGTACAAGGTGCGCGGCGCGAAGTCCGTCGTCGTCTGACCAGCAGGAGCACTGCCGGAGTGGCACACACCGACGTTCGAGTCGTCGGCCGGCACGGAAAGGAGCACCAAGTGCCGATCATGAACTACACCACGGGGATCGCCGTCGAGAAGACGATGGGCGAGATCAATGCGGCGCTCGCGCGGCGCGGCGTCACCCGGATCTCGACGCTATATGACGAGGCGGGCGTCGCGGCGGGCCTCGGCTTCACCATGAAGACCGACTACGGCTTCCGCGACTTCGAGCTCCCCGTGCGCACCGCAGGCGTGCTCGCCGCGCTCTCGAAGGACCCTGCCGTCAAGCCTGCGCAGCGCACCCCGGAGCAGGCCGCGCGAGTCGCGTGGCGGATCGCGAAGGACTGGCTCGAGGCGCAGTCGGCGCTCATCGACGCCGAGCTCGCCACGCTCGACGAGGTGATGCTCCCGTACATGGTCGACGCCAAGGGGCAGACCATGTACGCCGTCTATCGGACGAACCAGAAGGCGATCAGCGCATGACCGGCGTCGAAGACCTCTACCTCGGCGTGATCAACGCCGGGATCACCGCGCACCCGCGGTCGCTGCAGAAGCGGATCGGCCCGTCCGAGCTCGGCAAGCCGTGCGACCGGTGGATGCTCCGCAAGCTCGCCGGTGAAGAGGAGCCGCAGCGGGGCCCGGCGTGGAAGCCTGCGATCGGCACGGCGATGCACGATCAGCTCGAGCGGTGGTTCGACGCCGCGAACCGTGGCGGCGGTGACGTCGCGAACACCGAGTGGGTTACCGAGTGGCAGGTGACCGTCGGACGTATCGGCGACACCCCGATCACCGGGCACTCCGACCTGTACCACGTGCCGACCGGCACCGTCATCGACCACAAGGTCGTCGGCGCGAAGCAGCTCGCGAAGTACCGGCTGCACGGCCCGTCGCAGCAGTACCGGGTGCAGGCGCACCTGTACGGCAAGGGGTTCACCGACGACGGCGGTTGGGGGCCGTGCCGTGCGGTGGCGATCGCGTTCCTCCCGCGTGACGGTGAGCTGCACCAGGCGTACTTCTGGTCGGAGCCGCACGACCCGCACCTCGCGCTCGATGCGCTGGGCCGCGCGAACCGCCTGTGGGCTCTGCTGCAGGTCGTTGGCCTCGACGCCGCGCTGCGCACCGCGCCGTTCTGCGATGACGAGTGGTGCTCGTGGTGCAAGGCCGACCGGCGTGCCGAGCAGAAGGCTGGCCGCCTGTCCCTGTTCGACGACGGCGCCCAGCCGGTCGCGCCCGTGGCCGCGCTGGTGCCGTGTGGTGCGTGCGGGTTGCCGCTCGCGAGGTCCGTGATTCAGGACGGGCACCGTGTGCATCCGTCCTGCCCGGACCCCTCTGACTCCGGACGCCCGGCGCGCCCGGTCCCCGCGACGCCGCAGCCGGTGCTCGCACCCGTAATCAACCTGTTCAGCAAGACCAACTAGGAGAAGACATGTCTCTGTTCGATTCCAGCAGCAAGGGCGTCAAGTTCACGAACGTCGGCGACTCGATCACCGGCACCGTGGTTGGCGCGACGACCGAGCGTCAGCAGACGAAGTTCGGCACTCAGGAGCCGGACTTCTGGCCCAACGGTGACCCGAAGATGCAGATCCTCGTGAACCTGCAGACCACGCTCCGTGAGGACGGCAACGACGACGGCGAGCGCACCCTGTACGTCGCCAGCAAGAACATGAAGAAGGCGATCGGGGATGCGATCCGCGCGTCGGGTGCGTCGGATGTCGCGGCGGGCGGGCAGCTGACGGTGACGTTCATCGGCAACGACCCGAACAGCAAGAATCCGGCGAACCCGGCGAAGCTCTACCAGGCGCAGTACACGCCGGGTGCGAGCGCGTTCGCCCAGCCCACCGCCGCCACCCCGGCGCCCGCCGCCGCGCAGGCTGCCGCACCTGCCGCTGCTCCGGCCCCTCAGGCGGTCCCGCAGCCTGTGCAGGCCGCCCCGGCCCCCGCAGCAGCTCCGGCCGCGCAGCAGCCCGGATCCTGGCTCACCCCCGAGCAGATCGGGCAGCTCGCGCAGCTGCGTGCCGCCGGCATTCCGGAGGCGTCGATCGCTGCGGCGCTCGGCACCACGGCGGAGCAGATCGCCGCGCATGACGCGCACGCCGACACGCCGTTCTGATCCCGCATCATCCTGCCGCCTCTGCCGCGACCGCGCGCTGTCCCCTCGTGAAGGACCAGAGGCACGTGACAACAACGAATCATCTCCTCGACACTGCGCTCGCTCTCCACGCCGCGGGTCTGTCCGTCGTGCCAGTCGCGGCCGACGGCACCAAGCGGCCCCGCATCGCCTGGAAGCAGCACACCACCACCGCGGCGACCGTCGAGCAGTTGCACGGCTGGTTCGACAACGACGCGCTCGAGCAGGGCATCGGCCTCGTCACCGGGTTCGGTGGCGTCGAGATGCTCGAGGTCGAGGGGAAGGCGATGTCGCTCATGGGCGACGTGCTCGACCTGCTCGACGGATCGGGGCTGCGCGGCCTCTACGACCAGCTCGTCACCGGGTGGTCCGAGCAGTCACCCTCCGGCGGGCTGCACCTGTTCTACCGGATCACCGACGCCGACGTGCCAGGGAACACGAAGATCGCGCAGCGGCCTGTCCCTGAGCCGCCGTACCGGGAGACGCTCGCTGAGACGCGCGGAACCGGCGGGTTCGTCGTGCTCGCCCCGTCGAGCGGGAAGGTGCACGACACCGGCCGCCCTTACGTGCGTCTCGCCGGCGGGCCCGACACCGTCCCGGCGATCACCCGCGAGCAGCGTGACCAGGTGCAGGCCGTCCTGCACGCCGTCATGGACTCCATGCCGATCGAGGACCCCGCACCCGTCGCCGGGCCGGTGGATGCGAAGTGGTCGACCAGCTACCAGCACGCCGACGGCGACGTCACCCCCGGCGACGACTACGAGAACACCACCGACTGGGCCGACATCCTCGTCGGGTGGACGCTCGTCTTCACCCGCGGCCGCACCCGCTACTGGCGCCGGCCGGGGAAGAAGGACGGCATCAGCGCGACGACCGGCCGCGCCGACGACCGCGACCGCCTGTTCGTGTTCACCTCGTCGACCGAGTTCGAACCGGAGGTGCCGTACACGAAGTTCGGGGCGTACGCACTGCTGCAGCACCGCGGTGACCACGCCGCCGCGGCGAAGGCTCTCGCCGACGCCGGCCACGGGCACCGTGCTCCCCGCCAGCTCACCCCACCGTCGCGCACCACGTCGACGGGCACGCAGCTCGCAGTGCTCGGTAACACCGTACCCACCGGCGACTCCGCGACGGTGATCGGATCCGATGCCGCTGACCTCACCGACGACGGCAACGCCCGCCTCCTTGTCGCCGAGTACGCGGCGACGCTCCGGTATGTACCCGACGCGGGGAAGTGGGTCACGTGGGAGGGGAACCGGTGGAAGTGGCACCCGGACGACGGGCCTGCGATCGAAGCCGCTCGCGACGTGATCCGCCGCATCCCCACCGACAACGCGATGCTGAAGCAGTGGCGGCTGAAGTCGATGCGCGCACGCGCGATCGCCGACGCCGTCCGCCTGGCCCGCTCGACCCCCGCGATGCGGATCGCCGCCGCACAGTTCGACCAGCACCCGTGGCAGCTGAACACCCCCGCCGGGGTCGTCGACCTCCGCACGGGGGCGATCGCCGCCGGCACACCGGGCCTGTTCCACTCGAAGCAGACGAGCGTCGCACCCGACCCGGAGATGCCGACGCCGCTGTGGGACCAGTTCCTCGCGACGACGTTCCAGTCGAACGCACCCCTCGAACGGTACGTGAAGCGCCTCGCGGGCCTGACATTAATCGGCGAGGTGCTCGAGCACATCCTCCCGTTCGCGCACGGCCCCGGTGGAAACGGCAAGGGCGTCTTCGCTGAAGTGCTGCTCGCGATCGCCGGGGACTATGGCACCACCGCCCCGCAGGGGTTCCTGGTCGCCGGGCGTGACAAGCACGAGACGGAGCTCGCGAACCTGCAGGGCCGGCGGATCGTCGTCGCGTCGGAGATCAACGAGAACACCCGGTTCGATGAGGCGAAGGTGAAGCAGCTCACCGGTGGCGACACGATCACCGCCCGTTTCATGCGGCAGGACTTCTTCGACTACATCCCGTCGCACACGTTCTGGCTGCTCGGCAACTCGCAGCCGGAGGTGCAGACCGGTGGGAACTCGTTCTGGCGGCGCCTGCGGCTCATCCCGTTCACGCACATCGTGCCCGACGAGAAGAAGATCGAGAACCTGCAGCACCGCCTCGTCGAGGAGGAAGGCCCCGGGATCCTCCACTGGATCATCGAGGGCGCGGTCGACTACGCCATCGACGGGCTGCGCACCCCCGATGAGGTCCTCGCCGCGACGTCCGAGTACCGGGCGGAGGAGGACCACCTCGGACGGTTCGTCGAGGAACGCTGCCGCGTCGGCGGTGGCGAGCTCGTGCGCACCGAGACCAGCGAGCTCCGCCGCGCATACGACGCCTGGTGCCGGGAACAGCACGAGGACGCGATGTCGTCGCAGTCGTTCGGCCGGCAGCTGAAGCAACGGTTCGGAATCGAGTCGACCCGCTCGAACGGTCGCCGCTTCTACACGAACCTGCACCTCTACGCCCCCGAGGGCGAGACCGACGCTGCGGAGAGCTGGTGGGAGAAGTGACCGCCACGACACCACTCGTCGGAACGTGCCCGCGCTGCAAAGCCCGCGTGCTCGAGGTGCGGTGGGACTACGAACTCGACCTCGTCGTCGGCAAGCCCCGCCTCGACCTCACCGTCCTGTCGCTCGAGCAGATCACCGCGTGCATCATCACCGGCCGCGACCTGTGGCAGCTACACGAGCACGCCGGGCGGAAGGTCACCTCGCACCGGTCCCGCTGGTGGCCACGCGCCCCGATGGACGGGACGGTGCACGCCGAGCACAAGTGCGGGACCGTCTGGCCGGGCCCGAACGTCGTGCTCGCCGAACCGCAACCACCCGCCCCCGTCGTCACCGAACCGCCCTTCTGAGAAAGGACCACCCATGGCCATCACCCGCAGCACCCTGCAGACCATCGCCGCCGTCGACGTCGCCGACGACCTCACCGTCGAGCTCACCGTGCTCCGCGGCCGGGAACGGATCATGCAGCAGCTCACCGTCCCCGAAGCGCACCAGCTTGCCGGTGAGCTCGCCGCCGCAGCACACGAAGCCCGCCGCTACCAGCTTGAGGAGCCCACCGCATGACCATCACAACCACGCTCACGCCCCGCCGGCCCACGACGACGTGGCAGGTCGACGACATGCTCACGGTCGGCAACGTCCGCTGGGTGATCCGTGAGCTCACCGGCGAGCGCGTGCGCCTCGAGGCGCTGAACACTCCCGCCGGTATCTGGTGGGACACCACCCTCAGCAACCTGCCCGACAAGGAGCCGTCATGATCACGATGGACGACATCTCCGCCGCGGAGCTGCGCCGCTGGACGGAACGGTACGAGCAGCACCTCGACCAGGTGCCCGTCATCATCGAGCACCTCCGCGCTGCCGCTGTGCCCGCCTCGGTGCGGGCGATCAGCAACGACCGGATCAGCGGCGGCGGGGGAGCAGCACCAGCCCCGATCCGCCTCGACCCCGTCGATGCCGCCGATGACCTGTGGGCGGCGCTCGCCGAGTACACCCTCGACATCGCCCACCGACTGCAGGAGCCGGCACCGCTGGCCGCCGGTGACACGTGGATGGCCCGCGGCAGCATCCAGGGCATCCCGGCGCGCCTCGACGCGGACGCCGCGTACAGAGCCGCGTGGGGGATCGTGGCATGGCTCACCGACCACAGCCCGCGCATCCACCCGCTCGCGCTCACCGACAGCGAGCAGCACCTGTTCGGACTGATCCGCGGCGCGCTCGCCCGGTGGATCGACTCACCGCCCGTGGAGCGGCCCGCGCACCGCCGCCGCTGCACCCTCTGCGGCGAGAAGGCCGTCATGGTCGCATGGATCCTTGGCGACACAGGTGAGGCGGAGTGTCGGGTCTGCGGTGCGACGTACGCGCCAGCGGCGACCGTGCGTGCGCTGGGCCCGGACTGCCGCGACGGGAAGCACACCGCGTGCGACGGCCGCGCATGGGACGGCGCGGCCGACGAGTTCACGGTGTGCGACTGCGCGTGCCACGCCGAGGCGGTGGCGGCGTGAGCGCCCTGGCGACGCCGATCGCCCGCACTCAGCGCGTGCTCGACGACCTTCCCGCCCGCTCGGTCGTGATCGACGGGCACGGTGACGTGTGGCAGCAAGGGCCGGCGATGGATACCGGCTACTGGTACCGCGCGTACGACGGTGAAGGCCGCTCGTCGTGGGATGCCGCGCAGGTCATGGGCGCCAAGGTGGTCGTCCTGAAACGGGGCGCGCTATGACGAGCGAGCGCGTGTGCGCCCCCGACATCAACCGCGGCCGCGCGTACTGCGGCCGCAAGACCACCCGCACCGCGGCCTGGCAGGACGTCACCTGCACCGACTGCCACGCCGCCGCAGCAGACAAGGAGGCACGCTGATGCCGCTCTCATACCCACCCCTCCGCCCCGTCGAGGTCGACGGTGTGAAGCGCTGGACGGCGACGTGCCGCACCTGCGGGCAGGACGTCGTCACCGTCCCCCAGATCGTGAAGGCAGCCGTCGACGAAGCACGCCGCGCACACGGCCACGAAGCTCACTGCACGAGGGTGCCGGCTGAGCCGACCGCGCCCGGCGTGATCCCGTGCGAGCAGCACGCGTCGATACTGAACCCGTCGTTCCCCTGGCACCGCGTGCTCGAGGTCGCCGAGGACTGCACCGACTGCGAGGAGACGTCGTGAGCGTCCGCGAGCGCATCCGCGTCGCCTGCGACGCCCGCTACTGCAAGGCCGAGGCGTTCCACCCGGCGCGCGGCTGGTCACGCGAGGATGACGGTCGCGACTTCTGCCGCAAGCACACCGAGCAGCGCTCCGCCCGGTTCATCTGCCCGCCCGACCACAAGCACGACCAGACCGGCACCTGCTATGCGATCCACCGGTGCCGGTGCGACGATTGCACAGAGGCCACCCGTGCCCGCGAGGAGAAGCGCCGACGCCGGCACCTTTACGGCACGTTCGACAGCGGCCTCGTCGACGCCGCCCCCGTTCGCGCACACGTCGAGACGCTGCAAGCCTTCGGGCTTGGATGGAAGCGCATCGCCGAGCTCACCGGCGTCGGCAACACCGCCATCAGTCAGCTGATCTACGGCCGTAAGGGCTCCGCCAAGGATCCGCGCAAGGGTGAGACGCTCAAGCGGGTCTCGCGTGCGAAGGCGGAGAAGATCTTCGCGTTGCATCCGTCGTTCGATCTGCTGCCCGAGGGCGCTGTCATCCCGGCGGTCGGCACGCACCGGCGCATCCAGGCCCTCGTCTGCAACGGCTGGTCGCTGAACGCGATCGCCGCCCGGATCGGCATCCACGCGAGCAACATGACGACGCTCATGCGCCGCGACCAGGTCACGAAGGCGACACACCAGGCCGTGGCGGCCCTGTTCGCTGAGCTGTGGGACGTGCAGGCGCCGGCGTCGACATGGCACGAGAAGTCGTCGTCGACGCGCGCGGTCCGGTTCGCGCAGGCGCGCCGGTGGCTGCCGGACCTCGCGTGGGACGACCCGGACACGGACGTCGAGCCGCCGGCGGTCGAGGGGAGCGACGACCTGGTCGACGAGATGGCCGTCGACCTCGCGCTGATGGGGGAGCGGCCCCGACTGACGCCGGCCGAGCGTCGCGAGTGCGTGCGGCGCCTGCACCGTGAGCGGTGGTCGGACGGGCGCATAGCCGAGACGATCGGCTGCAACCCAAAGACCGTGGAACGCATCCGCGGCGAGCTCGAGCTCGCCGCGTTCGATCACACGGAGCTGCGAGCGAAGGGGGCAGCATGAGCGAGCAGACGAAGCAGATCGGGCAGGCCGCGTGGGACGCGGTGCACAACTACGGCGCGTTCCGAAGGGACTTCCCGAACGACGACTACCTCGAGGCGGTCGGCGCCGCGGTCCTCTCCGCCGTCGAGCAGGCGCACACTTCGATACCCGCCGAGAAGCCAATCCTGACGCCCGAGGACATCAACGCCCTCCCAGTCGGGGCCGTGGTGATGACCGAGACGAACCCCGCGACCTTCGGTGTCTACGAGCAGCGGGTCTGGCAGAAGTTCGGCGGCGTGCCCGAGTGGCAGTTCGGGTTCCCTCGGCATGAGTGGCAGTCCACGGATGGCGGCTTCGAGCGGGTTGGTCAGCCCGATTACCTCCGAGGCCGGTTCGGGTTCAATCGTCACGTGACGCTGCTGTGGGTGCCCGTCAACGAGAACGAGACCACAGACCGCGAGATCCGTGCAGACGAGGACGGATTCGCGCCGGGTGAGTGCGACGGGTCGGGCACCTGCTCGGCACCGATCCACATTCACGGCTGCTACCGACCGCACCGCTCGGACGAGTGCGATTCGCCCAACGAGTACGGGCACACAGACCGCGAGAACGGGAGCAAAGGATGATCTGCAAGGAGTGCCAGAACGGCGACCACAGCTACCACAGCGGGCCGCAGCTCGTGTTCATCTGCATCGGGTGCGCGTGCGAATGGATGCCGCCCGAGACCGTCACAGACCGCGAGAACGGGAGCGCACTATGAGCGTCATCGTCCAGCACTACTACCTGGCTGCGTGGGACTACTGCGGGCAGGAGATCGAAGACCAATTCATGACCGAATCGTCGGCGAAGAACGCGCTCAGGGCGCACTACGTGTCCGAGCACGGCCCGGCCACAGACCGCGAGAACGGGGGCCGGAATGGCGAACTGTGAAGGGCGCAAGGTGGGTTATCTAAGCCCGTGGGATCGGGAGCAAGGGAACGCGCCGTACGACCTGGTGTGCCAGCTAGAGGCTGGGCACGAGGGATACCACGTCGATCAGGATCGATTGCCGTTCGGGCCGTATCTGCTGTCGAGCACGCCCGCATGCACGCTGGAAAACGGAGTCGGGGTCGGGTGGCCGTGCCCTGCGCATACCCCGGCGGCGCATGTCACCAACCGCGAGAACGGGAGCGCATCGTGAGCAATGCACTGTTCGAGCTCGACCCGCCAGCGCTGCTCTACGGCGGTGACATGCCGCGCCCGCGCGCGCTCTGCCGTGACTGCCACCAGCCAACGCAATTTTGGGCGGGCGGGTGCCGCCCGGCTCGCGACGGGCAGGAGCGCTACGAGTACACGCTGTGCAAAGCGTGCTCCGAAACAGACCTCGGCAGACGGCACCATGCGGGCCGCGAAATCATCTGGGCAGACGTGCCAGACCGCGAGGGCGGGAGCCGTGGCTGAGCAGCTCACATATCGGGATGCGGCGCGCCGGGTGCGCCGATCTGTGCGCACGATCAAGAGGTGGCGCCGCGGCGGCATGCCGATGACGTTCGACACCGAGGGCCGGCGTGTGGTCGAGCTGGGCGCGCTGCTCGCATGGTGGCGGGCCAGGATGACTGCGGATCCGGTGCACCAGCAGCGCCTCCGCCGGCAGCTCGCCGAGCCGGGGTGTCAGCCGCAAAACGATGGGTAA